ATTCGTCATCTTCGCTCTAGGCGTGCAAGTAATTTTGTTTATCCTGCTGCCGAACAAAGTCTGCCTATGGTTCAGGCTGAGATAAAATTGATTCTTGAACGATACGCAGCCAAAGTGAACAGGAAACTCAACTAATGTCCGTCATAATAAAACTTTTATCTAAGTTTGATGATTCAGGTATTCGTAAAGCCAAAAGTGGGTTCAGTGGGCTAAAGGGTGCTATCGGTGCTATCGGTATTGGTGTAGGCATATCTCAGATTACTGATTTGCTTTTAGATTCTGCGAAGGCTGCTTCAGCTGACGCTAAATCAACAAAGATTTTGAACACTCAGTTAACTAGAAATGCTGGGGCTACTAAAGCACAAATCAAGCAGTCCGATAAATTTGTGGAAACCTTAAGTTTACAAACAGGCCTGTTCGATGACGATTTAAGACCTGCTTACGCGAAGTTTGCGAATGTTACTCACAATGTAAAAGATGCTCAAAAACTTCTTACCATAACTGTTGATGCTGCTGCCGGTTCAGGTAAATCTCAAACAAAAATTGCGCAAGCTGTCGCTAAAGCCTATGACGGCAATACTAAATCTTTACAAAACATGTTCCCTGAACTAAAGAAGTCTAAAGATGTTTTAGGGGACTTCACTAAACAATATCAAGGTATGGCTGAAATCAACGCTGACCCTTTTATGAAGTTCAACAACAGTATGGACATTCTAAAAGAAAAACTTGGTGCAGTCATTTTGCCTTTGCTCTCAGATTTTGTTGATTACATAAGTAAACCTGGTGGAGTAGTAGATCAGATGGGTGCTTTCCTTGATTCTTTCCAAGACCCTAACAGTGATGCAAGCAAAATGTTTACAGATATTAAGAACGCTGTAAAAGATGCTTTTGGTTATGTAAAAGACTTTTTTGCTTTGTTTGGTAATGGTAGTGCTGTTGAAGGTTTCAAAAACATTGCTAAAGCATTAGTTATTGCTTTGCCTGCTTTGATTGCTTTAAAAGGAATTATGATTTTGGCGAGTGCAGGCAGTGCTATCGCTAATCTTGCTAAAGCTGTCGGATTGATTCAGGCTGGTAATGCTGTTAGTGGTGGCGGTGCGCTAACTAAATTCACTAAAAATGGGATGCTCAGTGTTGCAGTTAGATATGCTATCCCGTTAGCAGTAACAATTGGTGCTTTAGAAGTGATTGATGCAGGGTTTAGTGATCCTCAGCAACGCCAAAAATTGGCTGATGCAGGTAAAAACATTGTTGCTCCAAAGCTTCCTAAAAATAGTGTAAATGGTATTTTTGTAGATAAAAATGGTTACAACAGTTCAGGAGATTTCGTTGGTTTGCCTGGAATGTTTGATGACCAAAAATTTACTAATACTTTTGGTGCAAAAACTCCTAAACAAATGATCGTTCCTAACATTACTATTAACAATTATGCTGCCGATCCGAAGGCTGTTGTTGATGCTTTGGGTAAGTATGTAAAAACTAATGGTGGGTTGCCGAAAACTATTATTAACCCTAATGGGCGATAACTGATGGCGTTGCCTACCTATCTTGTTGAGTTGCAGTTCGGTTCTAGTAGTTATGTTGATGTTTCGGCGTATGTTAAAAGTGTTTCTTTTAGTCGCGGTATTTCTAGGGCGTTAGATGATTATTCGGCAGGCACGCTTTCAATAACTTTTGTAAATAATGTTCGTATTTTTGACCCGCTAAACACTAGCTCTATTCTCTACTATTCTGCTGGTGGCTATACGATGGTTCAGCCTGGTGGAAAGATTCGTGTAACCGCTAATACGACTAAAAGAGTTTTTACAGGCTTTATTCAAACTTGGGATTTTAGTTACGATCAAGCAGGGTTAGATGGGCAAGCAACAGTAACTGCTTTAGATGTTTTATATAAAGGCAGTAAATATACTTTTGCTGGTGGAACGCAAGCAGTTGTTGAACCTACAAGCAACAGGATAAAGCGTGTTTTAGGTAGTTTTCTGTGGAGTGCAGCCGATTATGCAGGTATTCAAGCCGGTATAACTATGGTTGGTGCTGATGAGCAGGCTTCTGGTCAAAATGTTTTAACTTATTTACAAAATCTTGCTCGCAGTGAACCAGGCGATTTTTATAGTGATTCATCAGCAATCTATACTTTCAAAGATCGCAGTTTTATAAACTACAATTACACAAATGTTGTTAGACAAAATTTTATTTCACCGCCATCAACTGCTACTGCTTCTACTGCCACAGGCACAGTTATCCCGACAGGTTGGGTTTATGGAACTGCAACAACAATAGATCCGTCTGCGCCTTACCAATCTGGAACAGCAAATGTTGCTCAAGTTGTGGTAGCCAATAATGCTACCGAAATGCTGTTCAATGAAGTGAACGCCTTGAAATATAACTCTGAACAGGCTTCTGCTGGCACTGTTGTTGCTTCAGCTTATGTTTATGGGTTACAGGCTTCCGATATGACTATGCGTTTGACTTTAGTGAATGCTGCTAATACTGGTGCTATTGGTAGCGCAGCAACAAGTATCACTTTTGCTGGTGGTTGGGAAAAGATTTCAGCTACCGCAGTTTATGGTGATCTAAGTTTTTCAGGTATAAAACTTCGTTTATTTGGAACAGGAACTGCGCTTGTAGGTTTTTATGCTAATGGAATTATTGCTGAAAACATTGCTCAAGGTGCTTCTGCTGGAGCGTATTTTGATGGGGCTTCTAATCCAGGTATAACTAGTGCAACAACTCGTTATGAAGTGGCTTGGCTTGGTTCACCTGGTATAAGTTCTTCAGGTTTAGTTACTTCTACTGCTTCCACTGCGACTGCACCTACTTTAGTTACTTTTGCTGACCAAAACTCGCAGGGCGCTTTGTATGGTAATGGCACAGGTATTCCTTTCACTGATTTGCAGGTTACTTATGCTTCAGATCAGATGTATAACAACATTCAGGTTGTGGGTGTGAACGCTACTGCTACTGCTTCAGATACTGCACTTATTTCTCGTTATGGCAATTTTTCTTGGTCGCAAACAGATAATTTGACTACTTCTGTTACTAGACCAGCAGCTTTGGCAACAAGTTATTTAGCTGAATTTCGTTTACCAGAATATAGGGCTTCTGCTATCACTGTTGCTTTACACGATTTGACTAATGCTCAACAAAATTTGTTGTTAGCTTTAGAGTTGCGTGATGTGGTTAGAGTTTGTTTTCAACCTTCAGCAACCGGTTTAGTCGTTGCAAAGTATTATCAGATTTTGGGTATTGACTGTAATGCTGATCCTGAAAGAGTTGAATACACTTATAAACTGGCTTCATTAGATCGTTTAGGTATGCGGTTAGATAGTCCTTATCTGGCTATTTTAGACACTTCTATTTTGGGATAGTAAACTAGGGCTTTAGGAGAACTTTTATGACTTTGAAAACTTGGGCTGTCGGCGATGTGCTTACAGCATCCGATATGAACACTTATGTTTCAGCGCAGGTTGTTGGAACTTTTGGTTCTTCAGCTATTCGAGCTACCGCTATTGTTACACCTGTTACAGGTCAAGTCGCTTATCTAACTGATAAAGACCATATTGAGCATTGGGATGGAACTACTTGGCAGGCACTTCCTTCTGCTGTTTATGCGTTTTCTGCTACTGGGCCGAGCACTGCTGTTGCTGCCGGTTCTTCTGCATTGGTCAGCGTTGTTTTGCCTGTTTCTCGTTTTACTACTGCGCCAATTATTGTGGGATTAACTTCTAGCGGTGCAATGTTTACACCTGTTGTAAATGCGGTTACTACTGGAACTGCAACGATTGCTTTAGTTAATCAAGGTGGAGTTTCTCAGGCTGCTACTCAAACTTTGTATGGTTTGGCAATTATGATGGCTTCTGGAACTGCTGCGGGATAAGGATAATTATGTTGAGTTGTAAAACAGAATCTTGTTCGGTCAAGGGTGTAGAAAATACTGCGCCTGTTGAAGGAATCCTTGTTTGTGGTTTGTGTGGTCAGGAAATGACTGCAAGTGAGTGAACCGACTAAACCTAATAATCAAACTTTGTTGTTGCAGATTATTCGCGACATCGAAATTCTGAAGGCAAACAGTATTCAGATTCTTGATGCTTCACGCGATCACGAAAATCGTATTCGTGATTTAGAGAAACAAATAAATCGTAGTGCCTGGATTCCTGCTTTGATTACCGCAATTTTCACTTCTATCATTGTTGTTGCTCTAAAACAGGGCTTAGGTCTATAACAAGTCATCATCTAAAATTGTGGTATGACCGCAATCTATTTTGAACCTTTTCCTGCTAAAACTCGTAATGATGAGTTTGGTAATCTTGCGCCTTACCGTAATGGTAGGCCGCATCGTGGGCAAGACTGGAGTCCTAAAGAGAACTCTGCAATCAAAGCTATTACTGATGGCACAGTGTTTATTAATGAGTGGAGTGCAGTTTTAGGCTGGTTTATAGTTCATTCGGCTAAAGATGGAATGTTTGTGCTTTACGCTCACTTGGCTAAACAGTCCGACTTGAAGAAGGATGAGAAGGTTGTTGGCGGTAAAACTGTTATTGGACTTGTTGGGGGTGGCAGGAATACGCCTTCAGGTTCAGCTTCTACCGGTGCGCATTTACATCTAAGTATTGGTAAAGCTAATAAGTCTTGGAGTAACCCTGCTATTCATTTGGCTGCTTATGAAACGCTTGTTGATCCGCTGAAACACATTTTAGAAAATAAGGGGTAAGTATGAAGCCGTTAGGAAATGTTTTACTTAGAGTTGTTGCTACTTTTGTTGCTTCAGCGTTAGGTGTTATTGGTGCAGGAAGTTTGGGTGGTGTTGCACCTGCTACTGCTGCTGCTATTGGCGGTATTTTGGCTGTCGCTAAAGTGATTGAGAAACTGTCTTTGGCTTTCCTTGAAGATGGTAAGTTATCGCAAAATGAGATTAACGCTGCTTTCCAGCAGTCTGTTCAGTTGAAGAATGTGAAGCCTGAGCCTAAAGATTAATAATGAAACCTAAGTTTCTTGTTACTGTTTTCTTTATTTTGACTTTTACTTTTTGGCCTTTGACTGTCGCTCACGCTGACCCTAATGGTTTGAAGGTTGAAGTTTATACTTACGATCCGCAGGCTCTTCCTGAAATGCAACCTTATGAGCTGTGTGATTCTGCTTGGGTAAGTGTCCCTAATATTGATGTTGATTGGGGTGGCGATGTTGTTGCTGACTGCCAGGCTGATTTTGTTCTCATCCATTATTCGGGTTATATAACTTCCCCTGTTACTGCCGATGTTAGATTTCAGTCGTGGGCTGATGATGGTTTCTACATGTCTTTTGATGGTGTGCCTGTTATTGAGAATTGGTGGCCTAAAGGCTGTTCAGGTGATAGTGCGCTTGTTTCTATGACTGCTTATGTTTCAGTGAAGTTTGACGCTTGGTGGTATGAGTATGGTGGCGGTGCTTGTAACCGCTTGTATTGGGATGCTCAAGGTGAAATGACTGCTGTCCCTGATTCTGCTTTTAGTCAAGATGTTGTTTATCCGCCTGTTGTTGCGCCTAGTTTAAGTAAGCCTTTCAATGTTGAAGGTCTAGCTGATGGCACAACTGTTGATTTGGTTTGGAGTAGTTTTGTTGAAGATACTGCGATTGAGCATTATGCGGTTATGTGGACTTACGCTGATAATCCTGGTTGGGGCTTTTCTGCTTTTGAGCCTTCTGCTTCTGTTACAGGGTTACCTGAAGATACTGATGTTGTTTTTAGGGTTAGATCCGATAACGATTCTTTAAGTGTTTATTCTGAATACAGTGATTCGATTACTGTTCGCACAGGCATAAATGTTGTGCCTATCCCTGAACCTACTGACCCGCCTGTTATACCGGTTATCCCTGACCCGCCTGTTATTCCTGAACCCCCTGTAATTGACCCTGTAACGCCTGTTGAGCCTGTTTTACCGCCTGAACCTATATCTACCCCTGAACCTGTTGTTGAGCCTGTGGTTGAGCCTTTAGAGCCTGATTTGCCTATTGTTGAACCTGTTGTGCCTACACCTGAAGAAGCGCACCAGATTTTGCTTGATACTTTGCTGGAAGAAGCTCAAGCCGATGATGTGAAAATACCGGTAGAGATAGCAAACATTCCTGTTTTAGGTGCAACTATTGTGGCTTTGACTGATGCTTTGAATTTTGTTGGAAATGTTGGCGCAGATATGAGTCCTGAAGTTCGGGCTCAAGCGAAGAAGGAAGTTGTTGCTGCCATCGTGCTAACTCAGATTAGCCAATTTGCGACTAGCCAATCTTTGGCTTCAGCTCAATCTTCTGCTAGTTCAGCTGCTAGTGGATCAGGTTCAAAAACAAGGAGAATAAAAGAATGAACTTTCTAAAAGATGTTGTAAATCAGATTTGGACTTTACTAGGTATGTTTATTGCCTGGATTGTGCTTGAAGGAACTGCTAAGACTGTTATCGGTTACTGTATTTTGGCGAGCGTAGGGATCTGGTTTATCACTTATCCGCTTCGTAGAGATAAAGATTAGTCTGTTCGTTCTCGCTTGAGTTTTTGTCTTTGCTTAGGTGTTGTGCCACCCCAGATTCCATAATCTTCAAACATTCCTACTTTTAGGCATTTGTCCATTACAGGGCATCGCATACAGATTTGGCGTGCAGTTTCTACCGCTAATTTATACATGCTGCTTCCGCCATTATTCCCGACTCGACCTTGAACAGAAAATTCTTCAGGAAAAAATACATCAGGCACTTGCTCACATTCGACACCGCCATTATCAATAATTGCTTCTTGCAGTTCAAAGGTTAGGCGATCTATTCTTAGTTTGTCGGCGGTCATAAGTAGAGTCTAGTTATGAGCACAAACAATATAGATAAT